GTCTACCTTGCCGCCATCGGGCAGGGTGATTTCGGGTCCGTCCCCGCCGCCGGGCTGGACGGTGGAGCCGCCGGGGACCTCTACCTTGCCGTCCTCGTCCACGGTGACCTTCCGGTCCTCGTCACTGCCGCCGGCGGGGGGCGTGATGGTAATGTCTCCGCCGCTGCCGCCGGGCACGACCACGCTGCCGCCCGCGTCAGGGGTCACGCCGCCGTCCTCGGGGTCTACCTTGCCGCCGTCGGGCAGCGTAATTTCAGGTCCGTCCCCGCCGCCGGGCTGGACGGTGGAACCATCGGGGACCTTTACCTCGCCGGTGTCGGGGTCCACGGTGACATCGCCCTCAGTGGGCGGGGTGGGCACGGTGATGATGATCTCCGGTTTGCCGTCGCCGTCCTTATCAATGGTGACAGTATCGCCGTCCTCATCCCGTTTGACCTCGCCGCTGCCGGGCAGTGTTACACTGTCTCCGGGGTTCAGGGGGACCGTATCGCCGGCGGGCGGCTCAGGTTCCACGGCAGGAATGACGATCGTTACCGTCCCGTACTCCGAAGTGTACTCCTGTGATCCGGGGGTGTCCTCGGTGGGCTCGACCCGCTCGCCGGGGGTCCATACGCTGGTATCCGTCAGCTTGGGCAGGTCCACGGTCTGCTTGTGGCCGGGGTCCGAGCTGCAAACCCGCTCCGCCGTGCCGGGACTGGTCAGGGTCGGGTCCTTGGTAATGGTCCAATCCCCCCAGCTGTGGGTGTGCTCCGGGTTTCCCCCTTCCCATTTGGCGTAGAGGGTCATATTCTCAGTGATGAGGGAGGCAAAGTCCCACGGGCCCAGTTCATCCGTGGAAAGGCCGCCGCTCTCCGCCCCGTTGGCCGCCGTGTACCAGCCCGCAAAGGTATAACCCTCAGCGGTGGGAGCCTGGGGCTCAGTGGCAGGCGTTCCCCATGTTACTTGGATGTCGTCAATCGGCGCTCCATGCCCCTGCATATCAAAGGACACGGTACACGTGGGCTTGACTTCCCCGGTGGAAATTTCGATGGGCTCCTCGCCGTCTTCGGTCTTTGGGATTTCAACTTCAGTCGTATTTCCGTCTCCGTCCGTCACCGTGACCTTTCCTCCATCGGGGAAGGTCACGTCACCCTTGTTGCTTACCGAACCGCCCTCCGTCTCAGTCTTGACCGTGGTATCGCCGTCGGTGATCTCGGAACCGGCGGGCAGGCCGTCGATGGTGCCGTCCAGCTCCACCTTGACCGGGTTGTCCTTCGGGATCGTCACAGTCGGGCCGTCACCGGTCTGGACGGTGGAACCGCCGGGGATCTCCACCACAATGCGCTCTGTCTCCGTGGTGCCGCCCTCCGGGTTCTCCTCGGTCTTGGTATCCTCCTTGATCGTAACAGTTTCGCTAGGATCGACCGTGATCTCCGTCTTTCTCTTTTCCTCATCAGGTCCGGGCGGCGTGATGGTGACGGTTTCGCCGTCCTCACTGCGCTCGACCGTTGTACCGTCGGGAAGGGTCACGGAATCGCCGCCTTGCAGGTCAATGGGGAGCTTCAGCGCCCACTGCGCGGTGAAGATCACGTCTGCGCTGGGCATGGTGAAGCTATCACCCGGCTGAAGGTCCGTGTACTCTCCGTCCACCGCCACGCCCCAGCCGGTAAAGTCATAGCCCTTCCGGGTAAAGGGGTTGTCCTGGATGTTGAACCGCTCCCCCGCCGTTTTGCTCTCTTCTTGGGGGGCGGAGCTCGTGACGCCCGCCCCGCCGCCGTCATAGATCACCGCATAGTGCGCGGTAGTCTGAACCACGGGGATCTTCTCTGTCTTGGCCCAGCCACAGAACAGACAGGTGTATTTCATGGTGCCCTCCTGCGTCTCGGTGGCCGGCACCGTCACCTCGCCGCCGTCCCATTCGTGGGCGGCCGTCTCAATCTCGGCTCCGCAGCCAGAAACAGTACAGGTGCGTTTGTGGGATGTATCGTCCTTTGGGGTCCACGCGCTGGGCGTATGCTCCAGCTTGGCTATCTTCTGGTCGCTCTCTGCCTCGCAGACGGAGCATTTCAGGCTGACACTCCCTTCTTGGGAACAGGTGGCATCTGTTCTGCCGTTTTCCACCTCCGTCCAGGCGTGGGCCAACGTCTCCTCCTTTCCGCAGACGGAACAGGTGCGCTTGTGGTTATCGCCGTCCTTCGCCCAGGCGCTCCAGATGTGGCCCGTGGGGGACAGGTCCTCGGTCTTTGTCGCGCCGCAGACGCTGCATGTGTAGGTCTGTGTGCCGCCCGTCTCACAGTCAATGGTTGCATTGCCGGACTTCTCCCAGTTGTGGGGCGCGGTCATCGTCTCGTTGCAGCCGTTGCGCTGGCAGGTTTTGGTGTGCTGGTCGCCATTCACCGTCCATTTATCAGGCCAGCTATGGCCCAGGGGCGCGCTGGACACCGTCCAGGAAAAACCGCACTCGGTGCAGGTATATTTGACCGTGCCGCCATTCGTACAGGGGTCCGTTGCGTTTGTTTCTTCCTTTGGCTTGGGGTGCTCGCAGTCCTTCCAGACGGCCTCCAGAATCGTGTCCGCGGTAAATTTCGTATCCTCTGTTACCTTCTCCTTCTCGCCGTTCTCGCCGTCCTTGTACCAGCCGTCAAAGATGATGCCGGTTTGGCCGTCCGGTTGTTTGGGCGTGGGAAGATCCCCTATCAGTTTGCCGTCCTTGTCGGTCTTCCGGGTTTCGGGGGTGTCGGACCCATCGTCAAAGATAACGGTGAACTCCTTCTGCTCGGGCAGCGTACCACCGCCGCCGCCAGTACCGCCGCCGCCCGCGTCCGTTGCCAGCGCAAGACGGGGATTGCCGGTATTTCTGATTACGACATGGTGTCCGGCATCGCTGAAGAAATACTTCTGAATCTCCTGTAGGGTCGCTTGTGTGTAAAAACTATTATCTGGCGTAATAAAAGCCGTGGTGCTCGTGGAATCTCCTGGATTCACCTCTGTTCTAACGCCTATGGAAGCGCCCGCCCTCAAAGCAGAATTGGCGGAGGTGGCGGGGAGAATCGTAGCGGTGCTGTTCAGATAAACGTTGTTCGCCGCGCCGCTCTCGTTGGAGTTGCCTTTGATAATGATATCCCCTCCAACATAAAGGTAGCTCGCACCCACATACACGCCGCCGCCGTTCTGAGCTGTGTTATGGGTGATGATGCCGCCGTACATATAGAAGAGGGAAGTACCATCAACGTACACGCCGCCGCCGTTCCCTGTCGCTGTGTTGCCGCTGATCTCGCCGCCGTACATGTAAAAACTTAACGGACGACTGCTATTATCAGTTGATACACACACGCCGCCGCCGTTCTCTGTCGCCCTGTTGCCGGTAATGGCGCCGCCATACATATTCACGGTCGGAGCTTTTGGAGCACTTGCTTGAGTACCGGCCTTCACGCCGCAGCTGCCGCCGGTGATCTTGCCGGCGTGGTCCGCCGAACAGTCGCACAGGTTCAGCGTTGAGCCTTTGCCTACGAGTATGACCGCATTCCCATCCGTACCCGTCAGGGTGTGCCCGTTCAGGCACAGGTTGACCACTACATCCCTGTTGTTGCTACCGCTACTGGTACCACTGTCTCGGATTGTAATGCTGGACTATTGAGTGCAAATCCGATAATCAGCGGAACCCTTCTGCTGCATACGTTTAAGCACCCTCAAATGACCCAGTACACCCGGCAGCGGTATTAGTCTCCGTAGACCCCGGCCCGGTCATTGGTGACGAACACCCTAATCATGTCGATGGACAAATCCAGGTCAGCAGGACGGTCATTCTCGTCCTTCGCCGTGCCGGAACCACCGATGAAGCCCTTGTCCACCATCTTGATAATCGTGGCCTGGGCATACTTGGGCATATCCGCAATCTTGTTATAGCGCACTTCCTTCACCTCCTTCTTCACATCAAAGCGGGTCAGGTTCCACCGCTCAATGAGGTTGCACAGCTTATCCACATAGGTCAGAGAGGTGGCGTACCCGCCGTTCTTGATAATCTGTGCCGCCGTCTTGTAGTCCTGCTCATTGGCAAGGCCCTTGTAGCGGAGGTTGCTGCCGTTCTTGGCCCCCAGCAGGTAGGCACTATGGTCAGCAATGGAATCCTCCACACAGGCATACTTGCGGAAGTCAGCGGTGATGGTCTGATAGCTGCCATCCGTGTTCTGCTCCTTGGTCTGCTTGGTGTAAACGCTCTTGCCGTCCCAGGTGGAACCGGGCCAAGTGTTGCCGGACAGGTTCTTCTTCATCCCAAAGCAGTTGTTGGCGTTCTTCGCCAGTTCAGACTTGCCATAGCCGCTTTCAAGAAGGAACTGGGCCAGGGACACGGAAGCCAGGACACCCGTTTTCTGCTGGTCAGCGGTGAACAGAGGGCCAGCCTTCTCAATGACCTGGGACTCGCTCAGACCATCCAGAGAAGCCGCCTGCAAGCCCTTGACGGCGGGCGGGGCCACGGTAGCCTTGTTCAGTTCGTCCAGATACCCCTTGACGGTCTGCTTGAACGCTTTCCAGTTCTTCAAGGCAACTGCGGCATTATTACTGCCGAAAATGTAGGTGGGACACCACTTCTTCCCATAAATGGGATTGCAACACTGAACGTCCTTGTCCGCAAAGGACTTGCCCGCAGACTTATTGACCCAGTAGGTATGCGTCAGCAATGCGTCCACCGTCAGGCCGTTCTTCCACAGCAGCCATGCCGCCATCCTTGCGCCGTTGTCCTTGGCAATCAAATCATGCTCCGGGGTTTCGTTCATGATGATTTCCATAGAAATGCTGGTCATATTGCCGCCGCTGGCGGTGGAACCATCCCCGGAGTGCCAGCTTACTTCCGCAGAACCAACCGGGTCACTGGGACACAGCCCCGTTCCCGCCTTGAGGTTTTGCCACGCACCAGTGTCATCCACATAGAAATGAACCCTGGAACTGTTCATGTTCTCATTGTAAGTGGCCCTGGTGTACTGTTCACCGTCATCATGCACATTGGCAAGGTCATTGGTGTTGTGGATGGTTACAGACTGAACCCGGCCCGTGCCGCCGCTCAACTTCTGCTGCTTCTTATACAGACTTCCGGCAGAAAACCCAGCCTTTTTCGCCTTGGTTGCGTCCTTCCAGCGGGTTCCGTCCGGGATAATCTTCTCATTGACGGTTACACCATTCATGGTGTAGACCACGTTAGGAGTTAATTTAGCCATATTTTGCACCTTCTTTTTCATAAGATAAAGGCGGGGAGGGCTATTACACCCTCACCCGCCTTTGCGGTTACCTACCATACTCCCCACCGTTGCGGGGCTTATTTCTGGCCCATGTTGTTTTCCCGGTTCCGCAGCACGTCAATGGCAGACATGATAGGAGCGGGAATGTCCAGTCCCATCAGTCCGGCGTTTTCCACGATGGAGATAGTTTCGTTGGCGATAAAGGCAATCACCACAGCGTCCCGGATGAAGTTGGAACCGATGACAATATCCAGGCGGCAGGCAACCAGGACAATCAGAAGGGACACACCCTTCTTGCAAAGCCCCTGCCATCCGGCGTGACTCTCCAAAGCCCCGCCGCTGGACTTCTGGGACTTATGGAACACGCCCGCCACAAGCAGCCCGGTAATGTAGTCGATTGCCATGAACACCATCAGGGTCACCATAGCAGCGTCCCAGCCGCCGAACAGGGAAGCAATGGAACTTCCCAGCACACCAATACCCGTGCAAATTCCTTCCTTCATGACATTATCCCTCCTTCACATAGTCCTCCCCGGTCAGTTCCTTGTAATCCTCCGGGGTAATCCAGTCCTTGGCAACGGCATTGTAGACCATCTTCTTGCTCCACACGCCCATGCCCCAGTACCGCTTGACCTTCGCATAATTCTTTCCGTGTGCCATCTCTTACACCTCCATATCAATGTCAGCCATCATAGCAAGATAGTCAATCTTGCCGTTGAGGGCCGCATACTGGATTTCCTGCGGGGAGAGTTCCCGGAAGCAGAGATACCAGCCGTCCTTGTACTTCACCTGCTGAATGAGGACGGCGTTGTGCATGACAATCTCCGTCTCTCCGTCCGTGAGAGTGAGGGTAGACAAGTTGCCCTCGAACACAGACTCGTCCACCTGGGTCTTGCTGACATAGTTGTTCCCGTTCTGGGTGAACCCCGTCAGTTCCGTCCCGTCTGCCAGAATGATTTTCCACATGATAGCGTTCCTCCTTTAACTTGTTGTAGAGTTCAGTCATATTAGACCTCTGGTGCTTGCTCATGTTGCGGCAATGATTTTTAATCCAACTGGTGTACCAGTCATCAAACTCCTTTTCGGGAAGTCTGCCCTCCAGCTTCTTCATCTTGCGCCGCATGGTGGTCAGCCGTTTGGGGTTGATTTTATGGATGACCCGTCCGGTATCCGTCAGGGAATATTGAATTTGCAGGAACCGCCATAGTTCAGACAATTTGCATATCCTGGTTTTACGCTCATTGACCGTGATACCCAGTTCCTTTGCAATCTGGATAATGTCTTTCAGCAAACCTTCCAAGAACTCTTTGCTCTCATGGATTGCATATCCATCATCCATATACCTCCCATAGAACTTTACGGCCCGGACTATCTTGACGAAATTATCAATCCGCATAGGATATATAATCCCAGCGTCTTGCGCCAACTGGTCACCAATATTGAGGTGTTTTTCCATATACCGTACCTTGGTCAGCAGCTTTTTGTCCACCAACTCATACTCAAGGGAATTAAACAGGGTTGTCATACACTGGGAGTATTCATCATCGTCCATGTAGGACACGTCCACCCGTTCTCGCTTCAATATCTGGTCAATCAGCCGCAGCGCAATTTCATCGTCTATGTACTGAGCGAACAATTCACGCAGTTTGCTATGCCAGATGTTGTCATAATATTTTGAGAAATCGAACAGCAGAATGTATCCATCGTTTGAACCATGCTGGTTATAATACTTGTGCAAGTGGGTTTCCAACCGCCGCCTTGCAAAGTCTATCCCTCTATTTTCCAGGCTTGCACTGTTGTCATAAATGAGGTACTTCCTCACGGACGGGGTAATTACCTCGTCACATAGAGAGTGCTTTACAATCCTGTCAGGAAATTGCTCTCCTGTAATCCTCCGAATTTTCCCTCTTTCATTGAGGGTAAAACTTGTGGTGGGTAGGAACTCATAGGTTTCAGTGCGAAGTTCTCTCTGCATTGTTCCAAGATACAGCAGGTAAGCCATCTCATACTTTTGCACCTGCGGTTTCCAATCACTACCTTGTTTGGCCTTTAGGAAAGCGTCATATAACGCATTGCCGTCAAATATTTCACGCTGATAACCGCAGCACTCTTGAGTGGCGGTGTCGTGTGTAGCATTTACCTTATTGGACATAAGGAAGGACAATCTCTCCTTTCTCTGGGTACGAAACGCACAATCGGCTATTTAATCGTACCATCGAAATCGGGGCGAACGCCATTGGAGTTAGAAGCGTTGTTGTAGTTCGCATTGCCGTTGTTGTTGACATTGGCGAAATTGGCAGCGGAATTAGAGATTGCCCCTTTGAACTTGTTATCTGATTTACGCCAGCCTTTAATGAGGTCAATTTCCTTCTGGATACTGGCACTGAACCGAAGGTACACATTCACGTCTACAGGAAGTGTTTCAATGGCATATTGCAATTCCTGGACTAATCTGTAACACTGACCTATCGCCAAGTCTTGATGAACCCGCCGCTCAATCAGTTCTTCCATATAAACCGGGTAAATACTGTTTGCGGTATAGACGTGTTCACCAATGGCCCGTAGGCAGTCAATGATGACCCTTCGTTCGTCCTCAATGAACCACTCGTCAAAGGCTTCGTAGCGGCGTTTTAAGCGGTCATACTGGGCCTTTTTGCTGTCGGTAAGGTAATCGTATTCCCTCCCGCTGAAACGCTTCTGTAGGCGTTTCTCAGCCTTTTCAAAGCTGTATCCGAAATCCCGCAGAAGCAAATCAGTAATATCCTTTCTGAGTTGGGTCAAATGATGAAACACCTCAAACTGGGAGGGCTTCCGTTTACTCTTTAACACTGACATACGATTGACCTTTCTACCCCGCCCCACAAGGGGGCGGGGATTTTGGATTTAGAAGATAGAGAAAGCGGGGCGAACGCCAAGGGAGCTAAAAGCGTTGTTGTAGTTCGCATCGCCGTTGGCGTAGACAAAGGCGAAATAGGCAGCGGTGACAACATCACGCAGCCAGAAGATCAGACGATTAGAAATCAAGTCCGGCCTATGAGCGAACAGCGGCAGTTGAGATTTCTCTACCCGGTAGTTGGTAGGTACGGTAGTACCATCACACCCCGGCATAAAAACTGCGCCGCCGTAGACCATCTGCTCATTCATCAGTTCCACTTCGCTGTCACACCATGCACCCGCAGAGGGTTTGCCGTTGCTGACGGCGTTTGTGAGGTAGACCCTATGCTTCAAAACATGGTTAGGGAACGCTGCCTTGATGGTGGTTTTTGCCTGGTTCAGCCCTTCGGTATACATTTTGGAACCCATATAACCACCATCAGTGGTATTGGTGTCGTTCATAACGTGATTATACAGATTAGAGTCAGGCACAATCACGACATGGTGAGTATTCAGGTCAGTATCGCCACAGCGCAGGTAGTAGTCAAAAGCCGCAATACGGTAATTGACACCACCAATCACCCAATAGTCACCAATGAACAGGTCATCAAACGTACCAGCGGAAATCGCCGCATACTGAGCGGCAGTAACAGAAGTCCCCAAGTTTTTACCCCGGAAGATACTGTTATGCGCCCCGGCATTCTTCTCCACAGTCCCATTCAGGCCCGCCCCCAGGACTTTCAGCAGGCCGTCAGTGCCAATAGAGAGGGTTACCCCATCAGGCTTGACCAGGCCAGCTTTTGCGGTAGTGGCAATCTCAGACTGCTTCGCTGCAATCGTGCCATCTGCCTGAACAGTAACGGTTGTTCCGTCCGGCTTCACGATACCAGCCTTGGCAGTAGTAGCCACGGGAAGTTCCGTCTGTTTGGCAGAAATAGTGCCATCAGGCAGAATGGTAATAGTCGTGCCGTCCGGCTTTACTACACCCAGAGTTCCCACAGCGGCAGTATCCGGGTCAGGAATGACCGCAGAAAGCGTTCCGTCAGCCTTAACCTTGATAGTCGTACCGTCAGGCTTCACGATACCAGCAATCGCCGTAGTAGCGATAGGAACATTAGCCCCGCCGCTGTCCAGCATATTCTTGAGGGTACACACCCTCATGCCATTAGCGGTATGAACCAGTACCAGGTCATTCATGCCCAGCAAGGTTACTTGGTCAAGGTCTGTCATCTTTTTGGTTTCAATAGAAATCGCAGACATTTTTATTCCTCCTTATGCTTCCAATCTGCCACGATTGCAAAGCCCAGGTCATCCACCAGCAATGCGTTTTGTTCGTTGCAGATAGGAGCGGTCATGTCATTCTGGATGACCATGTGTTCCAGACGGGCCAACCGTTCATCCAGTTCGGTTGTCTCTTGAGTGAGTTTACCTGCCACGTCCCCGGATAACTGGGATTGCAGAGAGTCAAACCAGGTATTAAAAGCGGTCTGCTGGTCACTCTCAAAAGTAGCCATTCTCCTTTGATAGCCGTCCTCCATGCTTGTCAGAGAAGCGTTGGTATCCCTCATGAGTTGTGCAAGGAAGGTTTGCCAGTTCTGGTAGTCCGCAGCACTGGACACCTCTACGCCTTGGACAGCGGCGGTGCTTCTTGCCCTCAATGCCGCCAGAAAGTCCTCAAACTCAGTCAAATCCAGGTTCGTAGCTTCCCGGATAGCGGCAATGATATTGTCACCTTGGATTTTAAGCTGGTTCGTGTAATCCGTGAAGTCACTGTACTCCCCATTGGCTTTCGCTTCAAAAAGCTGCTTTTGCAGGGCAAAGTAGTTCTGGAACGCTTCATAGAGGTCAGTCCCGTTTTCCAGCATGGACATGATAGTGTTCAACGCTTCGTTCATACGGTTAGCGTCCATAGCCCCAAAGAAGGATTTCTCCTTCTGGCTATATACGGTCATGTCCTGCAAGGACACCGTGCCGTCAGCGTTTTCAATGAGATTATACCGCTTCAAGCCACTCCACACAGCGTCCGTGTAATTAACAGGTAACAAGTCCCATGCCATTTATAACCCTCCCTTCATACCGAAATTCCATGTAAACATTCTCCTTCCTTCACTTTGATTATTCAGACGGTCATACAAGTCCAGAATGGCACTTTCCAGCCTGTTCAGTTCTGTAAAGTCCATCGTATTCCCGTTCTCAAAATAGACCGGGGCAGACCCATAGTTCCTCTGCAAAGTGTTTTCGTTCAGTGTATTCAGGTTTTCTTCAAGCTGATTGATTTCATCAGCATAGAAGTAATCCCCAGCTACACGGTCTTGACCCAGACTGACCAAAGAAAATTTCTCATACATCTTGATAGCCAGGTTCCGCAGGTAATCCAGGTTGTTCTTAATGCGGTTGAAGTCCTCCGCATTGAACCTGTCTCCAGAGTAGACACCTTCCTCATTCACCCGGCCCCACCAGTTTGTTTTAGGAGTAGACCATCCCATACCTTGTTACCTCCTATAGTGTTGTTCTTCTGGTAATTACCTTCCCGGAAAAACTCTGATTGAAGTGCAAGGTTTCCCGGTAAATAGTCACCTTCATGCCTGTATGGAACTCGTTCTCCTGATAGACCACATCGTTTGCGTCAATTTCCGGGTTGCCACGGGTGGTGTACTCATACTCAATCCCGGACTTGTAGTAATCCCCCAGCCAGTCAGCAAGGTCTTGGGCCATCGTCATATCGCTCATAAGCGGGTTCTCCCACTTGACGGTCTTACCCCGGAGGTTCAGCACCTTTTTGGCATATCGTTCTATGATTTTATAGCGGTGACCTAAAACTTCCAGTCTATAATTACCTCCCACTTTGAATTTGACCGTGATATAGTAATTACCCCAAGAAATAATTTCTACGTTTGCTGCACTATCATCCAGTGTAGCCCTGAATCCATAAGAGGGTTCTCCCACAAAAAACGTCTGCACTTCTCCGGCCTGCACAGATACTTCCTCACTGACCAAGGTTTCCTCCACGGGGTTAAGCTGGTAGCTGTAACAGGGAACGATAACCTCTTTCACCAACTCCTGCTTGATAGCCTTGGGGGAGGAAGTCATGTCTGTCCGCTCCATAGTGAAGTTCGTAATGTCACCGAACGTGAAGTAGTTGAGGACGATACGGTTATGAGGTTTTGCCGTCCCAGTAAACTCAACCTCCATAGTGTCAAAATCGTCAAAGTCATGGAGGACAACCAAGGTCTTTTCGATTTCCTCAGTCACCGTGTAGTCATCCACCAGGTCACCGTTATTGTAGGTTCTAATCACAATGCCAGAGGGAAGGGTGTTGCCGAACACCATTTTGACCCCGTGGTAAAGGCACTGTGCTTCCTGCACCAAGGTAATGACTGGGTTGGTCTGGAACTTCCCATCAGCGTCAGAAATGCTACTGGACACAAAGCCCGTGTTCAACGTCATCTTGTCCGTTGTCCTGGGCAGGAAGAACATCTTCCCGTCAGCCGTGGTGTAATCGGTTCCCAGCGTGGCATACTCGTCCTTGGTTCCCGTGCGGATGATATTGGCAATATTGGAGTAGGGGGTTTCACCATTGCAGCTTGCTTCCGCTTCCGGGACAAAGTTGGATTTAATCTGAATCGTTCCTTCCCGTGTCTGCGTAAGAACGCAGCGGCAGGCATTGGCGATAATCTGTAGGGCCTGCTTGTGCTGAACCCTTGGAATGGGGTTCTTGGAGTAGAGATGTTTCAGCCGGGAGTCAATGTAATACTTGGTCTGCCCAGCGTCCCGCAGCACTTCCACCGCCAGGTCAAAGTAGCTTTTCCCGCTCTCCCGGTACAGCCCCTTGTAATACTCAGAATCCATGCTTCTAAACACGTCTTGGCAGCGGATGGTGGCGGTGTAGTCATCGGACTCCCACTCCGAACACCAGAGGTGGTTCCCTCTAATCCACTCAATTTCCTCAGAATCAGGCAACTGGTATCCGTAGTAAATATCCATCTCCTGCCCGGTTTCCAGGAAGTTGATAGCGGACTTCGGGTTATCCACGTTGAAATACTTGTCATAGTTTTTCAGGGTCACGGAGAAGTCAATTTGAGGAATGTCCGCTCCGATAGGGGACACATAACTCTCAAGTGTGGAAGCCATCACAGAATCGTTATGATAGACCAGACCATAGCCAAAGCGGAAGGAGTAAATCCGCAGCCGGGAGTGAGGGTTCTTCATCTTGCGGATAACAAGGGTCAGTTTGGTCACCTGCTCCAAGACTTCCTCCGTATTGAACACGGCCTTGTCATTCCCCCGGAACTCCACGGTCTGCCCCTTGTCAGTGACAAAATCGAAATCCACCGGGTAGTTCTCCCCAAAGTTGATGGTGATACCACGGAAGTCCGTTGCGGTGATATGAAGGTCAATGGTGACCTCCACAATCCCGTCAGACACCAGGTTTGCGCTGACCAGCCCGGTATCGTAAAAAGAAGCGGAGGAACCTTGCCTGGGAAGGAAAAACATAGACCCATCCACTCTGGTAAAGTTTTCTTCCAAAGTAGCATAAACTGTCAGGTCATCCAGCCCTCCAAACAGGTTCTTTTCATTAGAAAAATAGGCAAAACTCCCGCTTTCAACTCTGGCGTTTGCTTGTGCTTCCTGATTGACAACGCCAAAGGAAATCATGATATACCCACGTTCCCGGAGAGAATCCTTCATGCTCTCAGCATAGGCTTTTGATACTTTTTGCATAGAAATCACTCTCCCGTATCTACCAGATTGAATTTGCAGTTTCGGTAGTGCGTGGGTTTCCCGGAACCATCAAGCCAGTAGGGTTCTCCATGACGGTCACCGGGGTACATCTTAATGGTCTTTTTGGAGTTAGTCACAGGGTCATTGAACGTGACATATACAAAGAAGTTGTTGAGGATACTTAATATCCTCGACCACTCCGCAGCCGTTAGCCAGGGCCATTCCAGACCATCAATCTTGTATTGGTCACGTCCAATCCGCTGACCCACAACCGTAGCGTTGGCGTTACGCCCGGAGTCAACGAAAGTGGACACGACAGGGCTTACACCTCGCTTCGGGGTAGGCAACTCATAGCCGTTAATTGCAAGGTATCCCATCGTTACCTTCCTCCCTTCTTACTTGGTAAAGCTATAGCCATTGGCTTTCTTCTGGGTTTCAACTGCGTCCGTGATAACACGGTTTCCAACCTGCACAATCGGGTGTTCATCCTTATCAGCCTGCCTACGCATATCGTCTGCAATCTGGTTCAGAGTAGGTTGCACATACTCCCTGTAGAAGTTCTCCATTGCTTCCTCAAACCCGTCTGCGGTAATGTCCGTGCTGCTCTGCACATTGGCAGAAATGGACTTGGAGAATTGAGCGGTATCCAGGTATCCCAAAGCGGACGTATCTACCGCCAGGGCAAGGGCCGGGGCAATATTGGTAAAGGAATCAGCCCAGTTCCCCACAACGTTCTTGGTGGACTTCCCCAGGTCTTGAATACCCAAGTTATAGCCCAAAACGCTGTCTTTACCAATCTGCTCAAACACCTTGGAAGGGGAGTTGGAATCCAACTTCTTCTTAAACCAGTCAATGATAGAAGAACCCCAAGAGTTGATAGTGTTCTTGCAAGTGGAATACAGCGCACCAATACCATTTTTGAACCCGCTCACTACATCAGAAGCGATACTGTAAAAGCTACTGCTGGAACAGGTATTCGTGAACCAGGACTTAATGCTACTTGCCCAAGTAGTAATAGCACTTTGCACCGTGGAATAGGTATTGCTGATACCGTTCTTGAACCCGCTCACAATGTCACTTGCCAAGGTGGTGAAAGCAGACTTGGAAGCAATGTTGCTAAACCATGTCTTTACGCTATTGGCCCACGTTGTCATACTGCTCTGCACCGTACTGTAGGTACTGGAAATCTTGTCCTTAAATCCGCTGATAACATCACTTGCGAAATTCCCAAAAGCAGACTTGGAAGCAATATCACTGAACCAATTTTTTACATTGGTAGCCCAGGTGGTGATACAGGATTTCGTATTGGTATAGGTACTGGTAATCTTGTCCTTGAATCCCGTAATGACGTTGCTGGCAAAGGTCTGGAACGTGCTGCTGTTCACCGCTCCATGAGAGTTCCCGGTAAACCAGTCCTTGAGGTTGCTGGCCCAGGTGGTGATACAGGACTTGGTATTGGTGTATGCACTACTGATTTTCGTGCGGAATCCTTCAATCACGTTATTCGCAAATGTCTGGAAGGTTTTGTTGTTGATACTCCCATGAGAACTCCCAGTGAACCAGTCCTTTAGGTTTGTAGCCCAGGTGGTAATGCAGGACTTGGTGTTGGTATAGGCCGAAGAAATTTTCGTTCTAAAGCCCTCAATAACGTTATGAGCAAAGGTGGAGAAGGTATTGCTATTCACCCCGCCGAAAGAACTGTTCGTGAACCAGTTTTTTACACTGTTTGCCCAGGTAGTGATACTGGTCTTTACCGTGGTATAAGCACTACTGATTTTCGTGCGGAACCCTTCAACGACATTATGAGCGAAAGTAGAGAATGTGTTGGAGTTCACCCCTCCGAAAGAAGAATTAGTGAACCAATCCTTTACACTACTGGCCCATGTCACGATAGAGTTTTTGACCGTGGTATAAGTACCGCTTACCTTCTCACGGAACCCCATAATAATGTTGTTAGCAAAGGTCTGGAAAGTGGTCATGTTCACCCCGCCGAAAGAACTGTTCGTGAACCAGTTTTTGACGTTAGTAGCCCAGGTGATAACCACGCTCTTAACGGTAGTGTAGGTGGAACCAATCTTGTCCTTAAAGCTGCTGACAATATTACCAGCCAGTTCCTTGAAGTTCTCCACCAGCCCCTTGCCGTCCTGCCCCTTGGTAAACCACTCAATGATTTTCCCGGCCCACTCCTTGACCTTGGAACCGATAGTGGCAAAAAGGTTCAGTCCTTCCAGAAATCCTTCTACAATGTACTTCCCCATCTCACGCATGACCGTGGAGGGGCTATGGATACCAAAACAGTCCTTGAACCCCTGGATAAACGGGTCAAACACGTTTTCCTTAATCCAGGTTCCAATGTTCTTGATACCGTCCCAGATACCCAGCAGCAGGCCCTTGATGATTTCAATGCCGCCGAACTTTCCGTCACCGTTTTCGTCCTGGATATACTTCAAAAAGTAGTTCTTAATGTCAGTAATCACGTCCGAAATGAACGTAGCGATAAAACTGACACTCGCACCCAGGGCAGACCCCAGCAGCCGGAAGAACGCTTGAGCGATACCAGTGAAGTCCAGGCCCACAAAGCAGTTCTTGATACCGTTGTAAATGTCGTGGGCCAGTTGACTCCAATCAACCTTTTTCAGCCAATCGGAAGTTTCGTTCAAAGCACCCTTGATGAAATCGCCAATGCTCTTTCCTACCAACCTCCAATTCAGGTTTTTAATCAGGCCAATCAGAATATCAGGGAGGGTGGTCAGAATCTTCACAATCGTCCGGCCCAGCATTTCACAGTCAATGACACTCAGGGCATTGTTGATACCCGTGGCAATGTACTTTCCGAACCGGGAAAAATCCCCCACCTTTTTAAGCCATTCATAGGCTTCACTGATAGCCCCCTGGATAGCGTTACCCACCGTTCTCCCCAGCAAGGCCCAGTCCAGTCCATCCATCCGGCCAATAAGAATGTCCAGACCCGCCGTGAAGGAACGCACCAGTAATCTGCCGATATACTCACCGTCAATCTCTGCCAGTGCGTTATTGATTAGGGTTGCAAGGTGTCTGCCCAGGCCATAAAAGTCCGCTGTCTTGAGGAAATGGTATGCCGTTTTCACAGCACCATCCAGGAAGTTTCCGATTTTACGTCCGATACCCGCCCAGTCGATACCGTTAATAATCTCGTTGAACTTGTTGCCCAGCAGCTTCCCAAGTTCCTCCCAGTTCTGCAACTCAATAGCAAGTTTCAATTTGTCCGCAAACTCGCTGATAGTGCCCGAAATGGGAAGTTCCTCAAACATGGAACCGTAGTCCGGGATTTCCTTGCCGTTTCCAGAGTTGTCATTCTCCTTGATGATGTTCAGTTCATCAATGCTTCCAGTGGCGTTCTTAATTTCCTTTGCCGCTTTCTTGGTCTTATTGGCAGCGTCCTCCGCAGACTCCGCATAGGACGTAGCCATTTTCTTTGCGGCGGTATAGGTGTTAGCCCCGGACAGCCGTGCAAAAAGCTGGTTGACCATATTGAACAGGTTCACAACCTTGTCAATGATGAAGTCAAGGGCCGGGGCAATGGAGTTAATCAGCGGGGCAATCATAGCCCCCATGCTGTTCTTCAAATAGAGAAAGCTGGTGGCACACCTGTCCATGCTTTTAGAGAACGTGCCGTCCATCAGCAAGCTATACTGGTACAGGTTGTTGATACCGTCTTTGATTGCCTTGGTCAACTGCGAAAACATGAAGCGGATAAGACGGTACATTGCAATCCGCTTGATACTCGCAAATAGCTTCCCGAACGTGGAAGTGGTCTGCTTAACCTTCGCTGCCATTCTGGAACCGAACGTGTACGCCAAGTCCTTGCCTGCCGAAATAGCCGCCTTTGCCGCTATGCCAATCCCCTTCAAGGCCAGTTGCAGGGACTTCAAAGCACCTCGCCCCAGGACGGAGAAGGTCTTGGAAAAGACCCCTCCAATCCCCTTGAGGACATTTTTCAGGACTTGTGCGGCATTGGTGGCCCGGATGATTTCATCCGTACTGTCAGCCACATCGTCAGGAGCGTCTTGCGCCCCGGTTCCACCCGTATCACCCCCGCCAGAAGCGGAAGTGTCCGTACTTCTCAGACCATTCAGGTTCGGGATATTCACGCCATCCATTCCCTGCAAGGCCACAGACAACCGTTCAGCCCGGTCAATCCCCTCAGAGGTGATAGACTCAAGGGCCGTGCCAATATCTTCAAGCCGCTTGGGAATCGTAGGGGAAATTCTGACGGAGTTCAGAGTGTTCAAGGCATTGGCAAGACTTTCCAGCCGTCCAATCCCGGACTCGTTCACGGATTTACTGATAGAATCCAGAGACGCACTGACCTTTTCCAGTCCCTTCCCACTCAGAGAAGATTTCAGCCTGGTAAAGCTGTTAATCAAAGCGTCAATTCCCTTGCTTGCGTTATTGGACTTCGCTTCAATTTGAAATTCCAGACCTTCCAACTCAACCGCCATCATTTATCCCTCCCTTCTTTGTAATTTAGCGTTCAATCCCTTCATCATCATCTGCATAGCGTTCTTTCCGTTTTCCATCTTCTTGCGGTTTTCTTCCTCCCTTGCCCGGTCAGTAGCCCGCTTGGTAATGGGAACAGGAGTTTCCATATACTGCTTCGGCTTCTTCTTCCGGCTCATGGGGTTCAGAATCGGCGCAACGTCAATCAAAGCACTGTAGATGTAAAGGCCATGCAGCCATGCCAGATAGTTTTCCTTCTCCTGTTTGTGAATCTCTGCTTCCCGGTAATACTTTGCCATCATGGAATCCCCATCCCAGTAGTCATGATAGGACATACCCATAACCATATACTGAGCGCAAAGTTCCTCAAATTTCTCCCCGTAACGAATAAGGGGACGGCGGCTTGCACCGCCGCCCCTTGAATCACTGGACGGAGAACCCGTTACCAATTCGCCGCCCACTCCACGTTTTTTACCGCTTTATCGTCCGGCTCCGTCATGAGGGCTTCAATCGGCTCGTTATACATCTCAGCCAGCTTGCCAATCAAGTCCTCCTTGTTCGGCATAGCGGCGTAGATACGGTCAATGACCTCCTGCTTGACAAAGCGGTGGTGGGCCTTGAACGCCCCAGAGAACAGGGCAGGCAGCAGGGTCATGGGCTTGGAGTCAATGTCACGGGCAACAAAGCCCTCGTCCTCCATCTGCTTGACGGTACGGCGGGTATACTCCAACGTGTACTCCTTATCGTCAAAGGTAAAGATAATCTGTTTAGCCATTGCAAAACACTCCTTTAATTCTTGAAATTAAATGTAACTTGGTCTTGAGGAATTATTCCTCGCTGATAACCGTGGACGGGGCAATGCTGATAGTCATGCCCCTCGCTTCGTTCACGCTGCCGCCGTTGACATGGACGGAAAGCTGGCCCGTGAAGGAGAACTTGCCCTCAGAACCAGTGGGAGTAGGCAGACCGCCGCCCACGTTCTCAGTGCCGCCGAACCACACGGCGTATTCCTCCTGCTTGTTTTCCAGGGCTTTGAGGGCCATGTAGTCATTCTTGTCGTAGTTGGCCCCGAAAGCAAGGCCCTCAGTGTCCTGGACACCGGGAACGTAGACCCTCATGCGGTGGGAGAGAGTGGTCACGTCAATCATCTCCGGGTCACCGCCCAGGTCAGGGAACTCCGTAATGTCCAGCAGCTTTTCCCAGTCAGGGGAAGTGACCGTCTCACTGGGGGCGGGCTTGTGCATGAGGAAGGTCATATAGGTACTGGTAGCCATGATTGTTTACCTCCTGTAGAAAAATTTACCGTCTGTTGCCGCTCTGTACCGGGCGGTAATGCGGTAGATAGAAGCGTCCTCCATGTTCGGAACCGGGGTCATCACCAGCCGCCTAAAGTTCATGCTGGTCAGCAGGTCATTGATGACGTTCATGATTGCCTTGCACTCCGTTTTCTTCCCAGGGGATTTATTGGAGTGGACATTCACCTCAAACATGACCTGCACCATATTCTCTTGCAAGCTGCTGTCCTCATGCTCCGTAATGGGGTAGTTGTCACTCTGGACAATACTGACGTGAGGAAAGGAGGGCGGTGACTTGACATACTCGCTTGCGGTATTGATACCGGGGAACTCAGCCCGCAGCACTTCCACAATCCGGGTATAGACCTCATTCTCAGGGTCAATCACACATAACACCTCCTTGCGATTTCCTCAAATTTTTGCTCCAACTCTTTGATTGTCAGGTACATACTCATGTTCGCTGGATTGCCATAGGTATGCACTTCCCCGGCGTGTTTTCCAGTGGTGATAACCTCACCGTGAGTTCCGGGTGAACCCGTGTACCTCCAACCTTTTTTCATCTTGCCAAGTCCGTGTCCATACGTCCCCCGGCTAAAACCGTTATTGGCGGCTTCCGGGTGATTGTCCGGGTATTTGATACCCGTACCGAACTCAATGAACAGAACAGAACTCCCGATTGCCACGACCGCAACTTTGTTCTTGTCCCGGCTTTCCACCGATACTTTCACATCGTTCGTGCCGTCATACTCTGCTGACTGGAACTTGGCAGAAGCAATGCTCATACCTTCGTCCCCCAGGGCTTTCAGGAACTTTTCCGTACACTCTTTCAGCCAGGTTTTATACCGCTGCAATTCTCTAATGGCGTTGTCGATACTTTTTTCCGTCAACTCCACTTTGATAATCCTTTTCTTCACGATACAGTCACCTTGCTTACTGCATAGGAAATGCTGTTGATGGACTTGGCTACTCGCCGTACCCTATAGTCAAAAAGCGGAACGCCCTCAGAATTGAACTCAGGCTTCTTGTCAATAAAGAGGACTGTGTTTTCATCAATCGGGCAGCGCACATCGTCTGTCACCAGCACCTTGTCATAGGACTCAAGGTTGCCGAACATATTGACTTGTGCGTATCCAGTAGCGGGGGAAACGCTGCACATCAATCTGACGGGCGGTTTATATACCACCTGTTCCTCACCCGTTTCATACCCGTTATCATCCGTCTGCGGCTGTTTGCCCTGGTACAGACAGAAGTAGACCGGGGACAGGTTCCGTTTCATCAGTTTCATTACAGTACCCCCGCCATCGGCGTAATGCGGCGCAGCAGAGTGGGAGGAATGTCACCGTCCTCATACGTCCGGGATACCCCGTTTTCGCTGTGACTGACCTCACCTTCCGCTCCACGCTTGTTCAGCATATACACCGCAATCTCAATCTGGATGGAATCATACTTCTCCGGGATTTCTTCATCCTCCCCGTACCCGTAGGGGTAGGCGTGGGAGAGAACCACGCTCCGGGCCAGGGAAAGGTAGGTGGACAGCACCGCCACACTACGTTCCCCGGTCATCCGTTTCAGAACCACCAGTTTTTCATTGTCTGTCATGTTGTCCACCTTCCTTCGTTATGACTTAGGTTCCCGTGCCGCCGCCAGTACCGCCAATCTCGCTGGCGTTCGCCAGGTAGACGCTCCGGCTGTAGGTGGGCTTCTCAAAGTCCGTGGAAATCCCCGTGAACTTGCCGTGGAACCACTCCGGGCCGTGGTCAAGGCCAATCTGCCCGAAAAGCTGATACTTCTCACCCGCACCAGTCTTGGCAAGCTGCTCCAGGAAGAAGTTACCCTTGCCGGGGACAGGCTGGTACACGGGGGCCAGAACCGCCAGGTCAAGCAGCAGGGCCGTACCACCGGGCAGGCACTCGCCCAGGTACAGATAGACCTCACCCAGCGGGGTCACGACCTTGGACAGCGCAATGCCGTTGATGTTCCGGGCGGCGGGAACCACAGTCAGGCCATTCTGCACAGCGTCAGCGTTGACCTGGAACATGGTCACAGCGTCACACCACAGGCACAGGCCATCGGTGGGAGCGTTGGCTTCGTAGACCTTCTTCACCATGTCGGCAATGTCCCACAGGCCAAGGGGCTTGGACTTCATTGCCGTCACGTTGCTGGTAATGGCGGTGACCAGGCCACGGGTCTTGTTGATAGTGGCGTCAGAGGTGGCCTTGTTGTATACGCCATTGATGAAGGTGTACTCAATGTCCCGGTTGACCTTCTGGATTTTCGCAGCAACCTGAAAATCCAATTCGTTAATCGGGTTCTCCTGCTGGTTGACCACGTTCAGCCCAGACAGAGTACCCATGTTGCTCTGCTTGGCGTAGGACACGCCAACGGCTTCCATGAAAATCTGGGTCACGTTGGTTTTCTGCTCACGGGTCACCACAGTAGCGTCCGGGGCGGTCAGGGAAGCGGTTTCGCTGATAGCGGGCTGAGAACCGTCCCCGCCAGCGGTGTACTCCTGCCCGGTCACGAACTCGACATGGTTCGTGGTCTTGGCCTTGGAACCGATGATGGAACTCAGGGGAGTGCGGGTATTGCCCTTGTTAAAGAGCATACCAGAGTAGTTCAGCACCCCAAAGCTGGTAGCAATAGTGTCAGCCATGATATGTCACTCCTTTTCTTGATTTACTCCGTCTGGGCTTCGGCTTGTGCCGCCAGACGGGTATAGTAGGCGGTGGCAGAGTAGTTGCCGCTGGCCTGGGCTTCCTCAATCTTCTTCTGATAGTCCACCTCGCCGGAACCCTCAGAACCGGAAGCGGGCCGGGGGGTTTTCTTCATCTTGTCGGCAAGAATGTCCTTCTTCTGGGCTTCAAGGAACTGGCTCTGATTTTTCATCACAGTGTCCATGTCCCCGTCCACCATAGCGGTAGCGGTACTCTCCGCAAGGGCGGCTTCATAGCCCATCCCCAGAAGTTGCGCTTTCTTTTCGGCAAGGGCCTGGGAACGCTTCAAATCGGCGTTCTCCTGTACCAGCTTGTCATATTCCTCCTGCTTGGCGGCAGCGTCAGCTTCCTCCTGGGTCTGCTTGTTCCGCAACTGCTGTTTGAGGTCAGCAGCTTGGCTGTTTGCCTTGGACAAGGCGTTTTTCAGCCGGATCACTTCGGCGGCGCTGGTGTCCGGGGCCGGGGGAGTAATGTTCTTCAAAGCGGCTTCCACTTCCTCAAGTGTCATGCCCTCCTTGTAGGCTTCTCCCAGCAATTCTTTCAAATCCATCTTGAAGTCCTCCTTTTGCGTTTTTGTTGGTGGGTCACTCCACACTGATTTCCGTTTTATACTCTTGTCTGAGTTTGCGTGTTGTTAAGGCGGTTTCCCTACCGCCAGTATTAAGTAGCATATTGCCACATATACCCGTAAGCCGTGGGACGCTTCCCAGTCAAACAACGGAAAATCAAACTTCGGTCAAAATTGTTGACCCTTGCCGCTTCCCTGGTACTTGGATATTTGCAAACTAATTCCCCGCCCAAAGAGTATTGACAAATCGCTTTATTCTTTTTGCCACTCTTTTGTGCTTCGGAATGGCGTTTAATACCCGTCCCATATCTGATATTTGCAATAGGTGTAATCCACTCTAAATTCTCAGCACGGTTATCTGTTCCAATCTCGTTGATATGATTTACTTGGTTTTGGCTGTCACTTTCCCGTTCGCAGAACTCTTTTGCAACTAACCGATGAACCAATGAATCTTTCCTTTTTCCGTCTTTGCATAGAACCACAAACAGGTATTTCCCCGTGCTTCCAGGTTTCAAGATACCGCCACGCTTTAGCCCACGCACACGGCCCTGATTGCTCACCTGATATAAACCCTCATACCCGGTAACATCTCGCCAAACTTCATTTGACATAATACATACCTCCTATTTGCGTAAAACAACAATGCAGCGACAATTTACATTGTTTTCGGCCTTTTGAAATCCTCCTGGGTACGCAGCACTATCTCCATCATAAGTAAAGAAGTTATGCCCCACTGGAACGGATACGCCCTCAAGGTAGTCATGGGTATCTCTCACTCGCTCGTCACCCACCGTGTACCAGGTCTTTGTCACGTTCGGGTTCCCCCTCCGGGCAAATTCCTGACCTCCGTTTTCAACGGCCTGGTTATACACCCTATGAAATTCAGACTCAGCCAGCGTTACCAGACGGCCCGGACTCTCATTTCGTACATGGTCTAACACCCTGTCCTCAAAGGTCTTGCCGTCAATTACCGCAAAAATCGCTTCCTCCATCTCGTCAAGGTTCACGGTCAACTCAGTGTCCAGCATAGAGGACGCATTGAGAATCCCAAGGGTGTAGGCATTGACCAGGAAGGAAAACAGGTCATCCGCTACTTTCTTTGCCCGCTCCGTTTCATCCCCGTCTGCGGTGTAGTAGCTGGTTGCGGTAAGTGGGTTGAGTTCATCCAGTGCTGCTACATAGCTGGAAATCACTTGCTCCACTTATATACCTCCCATTTGCGAAAAAGGGACTATGAGCGTTACCCGCTCACAGTCCCATTGGACTTTCCAGGGCCTTTGCCCCGGCTTACTCCTTCATCCGCATTTTCCGCTTGATTTCGACCACGGTAACTTTCCCCTGCTCAATCAGAATTTCCACCCTGCTTCCGTGCTTGAGGATGGTTTCCACCTGCTGAACCATCTCCGGGGTCAACTTCGGCATTGCCATTATCATTACCTCCCTGCTGTTTTAATTTCATCTGCTGCTCAAGCTGCTCCTGGGCCTTGCGCTCCTGTTCCTGGGCATATTCAGCACTCAGCGTATAGGCCAGGTCAGAATCGACAAACAGGCCGCAATGCTCAAATGCCAGCCGGGGATGAATCTTGTCATTCTTCAACATCAGGTCAAGCACCTGGGCCTTTTGCAGAATGTTTTCGTAGTTGCGCCGGGTGAAACGGATTTCGATGTTGCAGACCTTCAAACTCATGTCCCGGATGGTATGACAGATATTGAGAATCAGCCGCAGGAAAATCCGTTCGGACTTCTTGAACATGAGTTCGCTGTCCTTGGCCCGTGCTTCCGCAGCAGACCAACCATCTCTCATGATGACCGCAGACCCGGTATCACTGGTGGAAGAACCGCCGTTGCGGTTTGGCATACCACAAATGGTAAGCACCACCTCATACATATGGTCTACAAGGGTCTGCGTCTCACCCTGGTTGAGATTGTTGATAAGATAGCTGACTTCCGCTTTCAGTTGCGGGTCAATGTCCTTGAACTTGATAGCCCCTTCCTCACGCAGCTTTTTGTAATCCTCAGAGGAAATGTCCACGTTATGGAAAAGCATAAGGGCCTGAATGAACTGCTCAACACCATCAAGGCGGTTGCTGTCTGTCAGGTTGATAGCGTCCAGAAGGGGGATGACCAACTCAAACGCACCAATCCGGGCCAGGTTCAAGGGGTACTCAATGATAGGAATGTCCCCCAGAATGTGAGTGTCGTATTTCACAACACGGCTCTCCACGATTTCAAAGAACTCATGCTCAGAATAGCAACTGTAGTGCGTCACCCCGTTCTCGTCCACCACATACTTGACTCCCAGGAGCGGCTTGTTTCCCAGGCCGTTGTGATACACCACAAAGGTGTTTCGGGGGTCAAGGGTGTAGATTTCAAAGGGGGAATCGTCCTCCCGTCCTTCTTCATCCGGCAGCACCATCCTAAAGGACGTTCCGCAGATATGGAACCAGTCAGCCAGTTCCTTGTCCTTTGCGGGCTTTTCCTCCGCAAAGACAAATTCATTAAGCTGGTTGATAGCGTCCGCAATGTTCTCCGCATTTCCACGGGAAACATATTGCAGCGGTTCACCCATCAGGTAGCCGGACTTAAAGGACACAATCTCGTTGGCCCGGTTCTCCACAATCATGTTCTTAATCTCCGGCCTGATACACTTCTGCCGGGAGAGAATGGGTTGACGGCCCTTGTAGTAGTTCCAGAGATATTCAATCTCGTTTCGGTTCTTCCAGTGTGTCAGAAGGGCCTTGCGGAGAATGGCAACTACGTTGTCAATAGTTACCTCCGTTTCATCGGTAGTAATCATCCGTCTGCCAAACAACGGCTTACTCATGCAAAGCACCTCCCATCAAAACATTATCTCTCATGTTCATTGTATCACTCTCCAATAGTCTAATCAAGTGTGATTTCAGAAATAAGCATTGAAAACTTTTCGGATATTAAAACTCTCGCCTGAAAATCTCGACCTTGGCCCCTACCAGACCCCTCAGTTCGTTTTCCAGCAGAGAAAGAGAATCAGGAGCGTCATCATGAGGAACCTTGCCGGAACGGGTGTAGGTCACCACCTGCTTGATAAACTCCGCATACTGACTGTTCCGGGCATAGAGAGAAGCGTCCTTGAAGTAGAAGTTCTTGAGAATGGTGTCAGACGCAAACTCAATCCGGGTCTGCTTATTGCTGATTGTTCGTTTCGTTCGGATATTGCAGACATACTTTTTATCCGTCATGATTTTCTCAACGTCACGGGCAAAATAGGAACCAGCATTATTGGACTCAAACGTGGCGGCAACCACCAGGTTTTCCATCAGGGCTTTAGCGCACTCCGGCTTGGTCACCTCCGGGGGAGAATCATCAAACACCACGTCCACAATGTAGACCTCATTCCCGTACACCGCAGCAATCGGCATTGCACAGTAGTCATCTCCCTTGTCTGCGGTATCGCAGACGGCGATAATGCTGTCAGGGTCACGGTCTACCGGGAGTTTGAAATAGCGGTTCAGACTCTTTTCCGGGAACAGCAGGCCCTTGGCTTCAAACGGCTGCTGCTGGAACTCACTCTCAAACTGCTCCGCAGAAAGCATTTCCCTCTGGTCACGGAAATACTGAGTGGTAAAAACCTTCTTCCCCTCCCGCATATACTCAAAGTTGCTTTCATCGGTCACGGGGTCAAGGGCCGGGGTTTCAATGACCTTCATCCGCTTCCCCTGCTTCCGCATTTCCTCCTGTAAATGCCCGATAGGGTCATACAGAGAATACCGGGTTCCGCAGATAACAATGGGAGTTCCTTCAATGGCACGGCCTACAATATCGCCGGAAATGATTTCCCACTTATCATCAAGCCGCTGGCGGTTCTTGGCTTCTTCACGTCCCTCCACACAGTCATCCAGGTACAGCAGGTTCGTGGCTTCGGAAAGACCCACCTGCCGTGCGTCAATAGAACGACACATCACCGTGGGGAACCTGGATTTATGCAGAAGGTTGATGGTCTTGGTATCCGCATTGGTCTGTACCAGCTTGCTTTCCGGGAAAATATCGTAGAAGTGGTACTCGTTCGGCTGCTGTAAGTATTCCAGACACCCCTTGTAGAAGGAGTTTACAAGGTCATCACCCGTACCTTCCATCAGGGTTGAACGGTCAGGGAACTTGCCGGACAGCATATTGGTGAAGTTGATACCCAACTGGGATTTACCAGCACGTTTCGGCATGGAGATGGAGAGGAAGTCCAGTTTGCCGTCCAGGATTTCTTGATATGCGTCCACATACCGCTTGAGGTAATGACGGCGGGGCTGGTAGAACTTTTTGTCTACAGGCTTCCCAAACTCCACCGCCTGCAAGAAGTCATCAAAGAAATGTGGCGCACCGAACAGCAAGGAGCGAAACAGTAGGCTATTGAATTGCTCTGCCGCCTTAAAATCCCCGGCTTCCACCACCGAACGCAAGGCCGTTCCGATAGGCCCCCTGAGAGAATGGTTCCATCCGTGGGCCTTGGTGAAATCCTCACTCTGGTACTCCCGGCATAGGGAGAACATATCCTCATATGCTGCCCAATCACACGGGTTCCGGGCAATGGCCCGGTCAATCCCGGTTTTGATTTTCAAATACTCCATACCTATTACCTCCCTTTTCTATACCTCCCAAAAGAAAAAGGACTACCCCGTAGGATAGTCCCATTGGACTTACCGCCGCATATCAGCGGTTTATTTTATAAGTTTTGATAATTGTTCTCTTTCAATGAGTGTGACGTTGTTCTCTTTCGCTAACTGTCTTGCCTTAATCGTGAATGTAGAATTGGTAATTACCCCAGCGCATACCGCATGGTAATGACTTTTTGCCGCAACAATTTCTTGAATAGGAGCGTTCCCCAGCTTAGACGCATACCTCTTGCACTGGAACACCCATCGTTGGTTCTTTTTGTCTACCGCAACAATATCCGCTCCAAAATCCCCACTTGGTGGAGTGACCTTGACTTGAGAATAACCGATGGTTTTCAAAATTTTTGCGCAGCAGATTTCAAAATCATGCCCTTCCATCTTGTCAATGTCACTCATAGATATTCTGAGGACACCACCCTTTGCCGTTTTTATTGCTTGAGGGATAGCTGCAATCAGTATCCCCGCAGAGATTATAAAACCAATTACGCCGAACTCTCCCATCAATCCGGCGATTAAGAGCATTATTGCAACCAGGCCAACTAAGAATCCCATAATACCTATGCTCTCACCTGCAACTGCTCAAGAATGAAATCATCGAACCAACGAACACCCTTAATGGTCTTGTAGTGACCCCGGTTTCTCATATCTCCCCACTTGAATTGGTGAATCCGGCGAAGCATAGCCCTATCTTCCACAAAATCATTTACAGAATGTTTCAGAGCGGACAACCGCTGCTTACGTTCCTTTTGTGTTTCCTGGAAAATATGCTTGGCCCTAACAAAGTCATCCATATTCTTTACAGGGAAACCGCAATAGTGTTCCACCAGATTGTCAAACGTAAATTCCTCCTGCATTTCCATAGCCGGAAAAACCACGTCCTCCATGAAGTGGTCATACTCCAACCCTTTTGCCAAAGCAAGGATGGTTTCTTCGGCTGAAAGAACGGTATAATAGCCCTTTTCTACAACGGACTCTGCCATCTCGTAAAGAGCGTCCATTACCATATCTGCTTTGGGCTGTCTGCTCCAACGACAGATTTCCAAAATGCCTTTGAAATTGTAAACCCATGTTTCATACGCTTTTCCGTCAGGGCTAACCAAACTGGTTAAGGCTGACCTTCCTTCAAAACGCTCTTTATGACGATTATGAATTTTGGCAATGGCAATAGAAGGATTAGTGTATTCCAAAGCCTCACCTATTTGCTGGCGGGTAAACCATGCTACTTTCTCACCGTAGTACCCATCGACAGGCACGTTGTTGACCTCCTGGGTCATTACAAGGCTTAAATTCATAGGTGTATCTCCTTTCTTCTACTCAGGTTCCCCGTCCAGAATTAAATCGTCATCTTCTCCCCCCTCAATAGGCTGTAAAATGAGCTGATAGTCCAATTCATCTAACCATTTGATGAGGGTACTTACGGACATCCCCATACCTTCGTTCCGGGAAAGGGGCTTAGTAATAGCTGAAACATTGGTGTATCCTGCTTTTTCGGCAAGCTGCCTACGGCTTGTCTCGGTTGTTTCAAGTATAGCGTCTATGCAGTTTTTTACAGTCACGGTCTGTAACCTCCTTTGTGAGAGATAATCGTCTCTCAATCTCTATAACTTCTTTATAGCAAGAAATAAATACCTATATAGTTTATAGGAAGTGAGAGATAATTGTCTCTCAATCAATCTGGTAGCCGCCCTCCGGCAGTTCGGTATCTTCGGGAACAACGATGACTTTGTAGTTTAAGGCTTGAAGCATTTCACTGAGTAAAGAAACAGGTATATCCTTTACATTTTTGTTGTTCAACCTTTCCCAGACAGCAGCACTTGTGATATTAAGTCGCTTGGCTAATATGGCATTGGTTATATCTTGATGTTCCATGACGGCTTTCAGAACTTCACGTCCACGCATGGTAACCACCTCCTAATCATGATTATACGCTTCAAGAGTTTTATTGTCAAGAGTTTTATTGACAATAAAACC